AATACTGACGTGCTAATGCAGGAACTTATCGGCACCAAGGAAGACTTCCTGCTGACATCATTCGCCAGCCAGGGAGAGATGAATAACTTCATCAAACAGAAGTCGACGTTCAGGAAGAGCACTCTTGCAAACTTCCTTGACCTTGACATCTTTGATAAGATCTGCGAAATGGCGAAAACTGAGTCGACGCCGACGAAGGCTCTGATCGACAGGATGCCACAGCGTGACTGGAATGTCTTAATTGCCGACAAGAAGACTGAGCTAGAGAATTTGAAGCAGAGCCGCGGAGACCTTGAGATAAACATTGAGTCGACCAAGTCCAGGATTGAGGTTCTGAAGAAGAAGTCCATGGAGCTTGGCGCCGACAAGCTGGTGACCAAGGAAGACGTCGAGAGGATCCAGAAGTCGCTTGATGAAACAAAGGTCCAGCTAGAGCAGCTGACAGAACGCCTTGCAAAGTGTGACGCCGACATTAGCGCTGCAAAAGATAGGCTGTCAAAAATTTCAGCGATCAAGAGTCAATTTCCCATCGAGGAGCTCAAGGCAAAGCTTTCGGAGCAGAACGAGCTCGAAAAGTCGATCTTAAAGCTGGAACATGAGCTGGAGCGAGAGAAGATTGAGCTCACTAACCAGCAGAAGTCTGTCAAGCTGCTCGAACAAGTTCCCTGCGGAGATTCATTTCCGACCTGCAAGTTCATCAAGGACTCTCACAAGAACAAGCTCACGCTCGAAGACCAGGCGTCAAAGTGCGATGCGCTCAAGGATAACTTGAGCACTATCAGGAAGACCCTGAAGAAGATTGCTGAAGAGAACTACGGCGAGAAAATTGAGAAGTACCAGAAGGTGCTCGACCAAGAGAACTCTACTAAGATCTCAGTTGCAAATCTAGAGAGTGCAAAAGTCAGAGTTTGTAGAGAGCTGGAGGACTCCAAGAAAGAAGTCGCACGGCTCGAAGACAGCCTCTTGGTGGCGAAGAACTCCGTGGTAGACATTGATGAGACCAACGAGGTCAGCTCTTTGAAGAAGGAGTTGGCATCTCTCGACTCCACGCTGAAGACTAGCGATCAACAGAGGATGAGCCTGAGCGAGAAGATTGGGCTCACTACTTCTAACATCTCTCAGATGGAGAAAGAGCAGAAGGAATATTATCGACTCATCTCAGACTGGGCAGTGTTTGAGAACATCATACTTGCTACCAACAAGAGAGGTATCCCACTCCAGGTCCTCACTAGTGAGCTGCCAAAGATAAATTCGGAGATCTCAAAGATCCTACAGGGAGTTGTTGGATTCACAGTAGAGCTTGAGGCAGACCACCAGTCGAATTCTATGGATGTCTTCATCAACTATGGCGACTCGAGGCGAATTATCGAGTGTGCCTCTGGTATGGAAAAGATGATGGCATCGCTAGCGATCCGAGTTGCGCTCATCAATGTCTCTTCGCTGCCAAAGAGCGACATGCTTATAATTGATGAGGGTTTCGGCGCGCTGGATGAGATGAATGTCGAGGCTTGTAACAGGATGCTCCAGAGCCTCAAGCGATGGTTCAGGGTAATCTTCGTAATCTCCCACGTAGATGCAGTAAAAGATGCAGTAGACAACTTTGTTGAGATTACAAGCAATGGAAAGGATTCTAGAGTATACTATGAGTGATTCAAGGAAGATTTTTGAAGTCCGCGGCGCAAAAATTGTCGTAGAGAGTAAGCTTGCTAACAGAGTTCCATTAGCTTGCCCAGTTTGCAAGATATTGCTAAGGGACAGAGATGATGTCGTGTCTCACGGATCTTACGGATGTTGCCGGCTCTGCGAGCTTGAGATAGCTTATCCGAACAAAGGGAAGTGGCTTCAGGGCTGGAGGCCTCTATTTGATGATTTGGAAGCCATCAGGAAAAAACGCAAGCAGGTTCCTAGTTATCTGATGAGGACTGAATCATGCTAAGCATACAACAGGTCAACCTGCTCGGTAATATACTCAACTCTGATTTCGGAAAGGCATCGTCTACCGATGGCACATATGGAATCAAGCCGCAGCTAGCAGGCAACAGACTAATAGTCAACTACAACACCATGGCTTATCTACCTGGCGAGAGCTCAATCCAGCACCAGATTCCTATGTTGGCTGACCAAGCTAACCAGAGAGTAGATAGCTTGATCGCCGAGATCAAGAAGAACTACAAGGAACGCGCTGGAGAGAACATAAAGCTTGCCAATCCGGGAATGTCCGACTCTGTAGAGTTCGTGCAAGCCTCATACAATAGCCCGCGCAAGGTTGTTCTCTATAAGAGAAAGTTCGTATATGATCTAGGGTAATCTATGAATCCCGTGCTTCAGAAGAAGAAGCAGGTCGAGGAGATTATCCGCTGCGGCAAAGATCCTGTGTACTTTCTCAATAAGTACGTCAAGATCCAACATCCGACAAAGGGAACGATACCGTTCAAGACTTTCCCTTTCCAGGATGATTGCGTAAAGGACTTTATCGATCACCGCTTCAATATCGTGCTCAAGTCTCGCCAGCTTGGGCTTTCGACTCTTGTAGCGGGATATGCTGTCTGGCAAGCCTTGTTTTATAAAGACAAAAACATACTAGTCATCGCGACTAAACTATCAGTCGCGATGAACTTCATCAAGAAGGTAAAAACTTCGATCAAAGCTCTGCCGCCATGGCTTGTAATGTCCCAAATCGTTGGAGATAACAAGCAGGCGATAGAGTTTGGCAACGGATCTTCAATCAAGGCAATCCCTACGTCAGAAGACGCTGGTCGATCAGAAGCACTGTCTTTACTGATTGTCGACGAAGCTGCGTTTGTCAGAGACTTTGATAATCTATGGATGGGTCTCTATCCCACGCTCTCTACCGGTGGACGTGCAATCATCTTATCGACGCCAAACGGCGTCGGTGGACAGTACTACGATCTCTATGCCAAAGCTGAGTCAAAAGAGAATGATTTCCATCCGATAAAGCTTCCCTGGGACGTGCACCCTGAGCGCGACGAGGCGTGGTTTGAAAGGGAGTCAAAGAACATGACTCCCCAGCAGATTGCGCAAGAGCTCCTTTGCGACTTCTCAGCGTCAGGCGACACATTTCTGACTATCGATGACATCGACTACCTTCGCACGATGATCAGAAATCCCATCGAGAAATGGGGACCAGAGATGGGAGTCTGGGTTTGGAAGTATCCGATGCCAGGCCACTCGTATATTGTCTCTGCTGACGTGGCCAGAGGAGACGGCGCAGACTACTCAACCTTCCACGTCATAGACGCTAGTGAGTCTGAAGTAGTTGCAGAGTTCAAAGGAAAATCTCCGCCAGATCAGTTTGCAATCGTGCTCAACGAAGCTGCGCTCCGCTATAACAAGGCAGTCCTCTGTCCAGAGAGCAACACTTACGGATACGCCCTTTTGATGAAGCTGGCAGAGCTACGCTATCCAAACCTCTATTTTGAGAAGCAGAGCGACAAATATGCGGTCTTGTATGGTAACGGGTCCATATCAAAAGCAGGATTTTCCACACAGGGACCGTCAAGAGCAAAGATCCTTACCAAGCTTGAAGAGATAGTCAGGAACAAGAATCTTCGCATATACTCTTCTCGACTATATGATGAGATGAAGACTTTCATCTGGAAGAATAACAAAGCCCAAGCAATGAAAGATAAGAATGACGATCTAGTCATGTCTCTTGCGATAGGTGTGTGGCTCTATGAAGTGACACCTCACAATAAGCAAGCGGTGGACATCAACGCTGCGATTCTCAAGGCCATGTCTGTGAACAGGGGCTCAACAGGAGAAGCACTAGATCCACTCTTGACTTACGCTGCAAAGACTGGAAAGCCTGTAGTTTGGACTGGAGAGCTCGGAATTCCAGGACCCGACAGTGCGACCAAGAAGTCAATAGGACCAGTTGACTTTGGTTGGCTATTCAAGTAGTACTTTATGTCTGGAGTTCCGTGGTGATATTTACAACATCAGAGTGGGTTGATGGCAGATAACCAAGCAGGGCTCTTTAGAAAGCTTACACAATTGTTCAGGTCAGGCCCGACAATCAAGAGAAGGGTCAGAGACTTTGATTCTAAGTCTGGGTCAGCCACAAGCTCACTTCAGTCATTTAGGCGCGCTCATAGCGACGTTTATACTAGCACCATGAGCGCGTATGGCTCATTCGATAGAATGGCAAGGTACTCAGACTTCTCGGAGATGGAAGCAACTCCTGAGATTGCCAGTGCGCTTGACATTTACGCAGAAGAGAGTGCTGCCAGTGACGAGCGTGGTACAATCTTGCATATTCT